ACTGCTGTAGATCAGAAAAATAGGAGATAATTATGGCTGCTGCAAAAAGAAACCAGCCTTCTGTTGGTACTATTGCCAAGGGTGCGGTTATCGAGGGTCAGGGAACTGTTCCTTACAACGGACCCAAGAACATGGCTACGCCTAATATCGAAAAAGGCATAGTAAGAAAAGGTGTTCAAAAAGGCACCGGGGCCGCGCTTCGCGGCAAATCCTACACATATGACTAAGGAGAAGATCATGAAGATGATTTTAGCTCGACTCAGCGAACCATCGACTTATGCGGGAGTAGCTGCAATGTTGGCAAGTCTTGGAGTCATGGGGTTTAACGAAGGACAATGGACGATGTTATTTGGGGCCGCCGCCGCTGTAGCAGCCGCTGTAGCAATGGTACTCCGGGAGAAAGGATAACCTTAATGGGTTGGATTGCCTTATTCAGAGGCGTTCTAAAGTTAGGTTCGATATTAGCTCGTATCATTCAACAGAAACAATTAATGGATGCCGGGGAAGCAAAGGCGATAAGCAAGGGCTTACAGGATGCTACTTCAAAGATGGACGAAGTCAGTAAAGCTATCCGCGATCTTAGGGGCAACCCTGATCTTCGTAGGCGGTTGCGCCGGAAATTCGCCGCTTCTGATAGGGATTGATTATGTGCCTTGTAGCCAGTTACCGGGTCCCTTTTTATACCGGGACGGCGATCAGGAAGAAACAATGCGATGGGGCGATGAATATAATACTATCTGGGAGGTTCTCTGCGTCGAGGGTCCTGCTGGATAAAGGAGTTTCAAAATAATGGATGGAATTCTGCTCGCGGAGCACTTACTTAAATCCATTGAAGAAAGAAAGCAAAGAATTACAGGTATGGTGTTAGACGGGAATATAAAAAACATGGAAGAATATAAGCACTTGGTTGGTGCCTTGGAGTCTTTGGATTATATAGGACGGGAATTGAGGGATATTTTGGAAAAGGAAGTCTAATGGCGGATACATCTATTTCTGCGGGAAAAGCGCAAAATAACGAAGCCAAGGTTATTTCATTGGAAAAAGCTTATGTAAATCGTGAGGAAAAGATTCTTGATCCGGATAAGTTGGACGAAAGCTCGCTAGACAGGCTTCCCAAACCTACTGGATGGAGACTTCTTATATTACCCTATCGGGGTAAAGGAAAAACAGGAGGAGGGGTGTTCCTCCCAGACCAGACTATTGAAAGAGAATCCGTAGCTACTGTCTGTGGGTATGTTCTTGTTGTAGGATCTTTAGCATATAAAGATAAAGAGAAATTTCCCACGGGTGCGTGGTGCGCGGAAAAGGATTGGGTAATTTTTGGTAGATATGCGGGCGCTCGTTTCAAGATTGACGGCGGTGAGGTTCGCATTCTAAACGACGATGAAGTAATAGCTGTCATCCAGGATCCTGAAGATATCCTGCACTTCTAAACATGGAGAAAAGCCATGCCTGAACTAGAACAAGATACGGTAGATCTTCCCTCTGAAGGGAAGTCGGTAGTGGTCGAAATAGACAAAGATTCTATTTCTTCTATTGAAGAAGATTCAAGTGAACACGAGGAATACAGCGCCAAAGTTCAAAAGCGCATAGATAAGTTAACCAAAAAGGCCCGTGAAGCGGAAAGACAGCAACAGGCGGCGATTTCCTACGCCCAGGGTCTTCAGCAAGAAAACAGCACTCTTAAAGGTCGCGTCCATAATCTGGACATTGGTTATGTGAACGAATATGGGGATCGAATTACTTCTCAAACGGAATCTCTTACCAAAGATCTGGAAACCGCCATTGCTACAAATGATACTAGTAGGCAAGTTGAGTTGAACAAAAAACTTGCTCAATTAGCTATTGAAGAGGAACGGGTTCGAGCGGCCAAGGCGGAACAGACACGTATGCAGGAAGCCGTCCAACATCCTCAAGTGGGCGTTCCGACGCAACAGGCACCTAGAATACCTGTGCGACCGGATCCGAGAGCAGAAGCATGGGCTTCAAAAAACAAATGGTTTGGAGAAGATGACGCCATGACTTTCGCAGCCTTTGGAATCCACAGAACTTTGGTGGAAGAGGAAGGCTTTGACACTAGTACTACAGAATACTATGATGAGATTGATAAAAGGGTTCGAGACGCCTTTCCGCATAAGTTCAACAGTGAGGTTATTGTGGAACAGTCCGTCTCAGTATCAGAAGGACGACGCCCTCAACAGGCCGTTGCCTCTGCCGTTCGTTCCAGTAATTCTGGACGCAAAACAGTAAGACTCTCTCCTAGTGAAGTTGCGATAGCTAATAAACTCGGAGTGCCACTTAACGAGTACGCGAAATACAAACGCTGATGGAGAACGACATGACTACGGAAAAAGTTGATCGCACTCCCCGCGCGGCTGAGACCAGGGCTTCAAAACCACGTCGTAAGCCTTGGCAACCACCGTCTATGTTAGACGCACCTCCACCCCCGGAAGGTTATACGCACCGCTGGATCAGGGCTGAAGTGAGGGGATTTGACGACCGGAAAAATATTTCTGCCCGTATGCGAGAAGGGTGGGAATTAGTCCGCAAGGAAGAATACCCTGATTTCGAATCTCCCACGATGGATAGCGGAAAGTACGAAGGAGTTTTTGGTGTTGGAGGTTTGTTGTTAGCACGTATCCCTGTTGAGATTGTTGAGGACCGAACCAGTTACTTCCGGAGACAAAATTCGGAAGCAATGCAAGCGGTTGATAACGATCTTCTAAAGGAGACGCAGCATCATTCTATGGCTATTCATAAGCCTGAACGTCAATCGCGTGTTACGTTTGGTGGTTCTAAGACAGAACCCTAGGAACTACTGTTTTGATTCAATAATTGCTTTAAGGAGCAAATGGTATGGCTAATCTCAATGGATCGTGGGGTTTGAAACCTATCGCTAAGATGGGCCAAAACTCCAACTCCACTGGTGTTAGCGGCTATACAATGTATGAAATTGCCAACGGCAATACGAACGTCCTTTATCAAGGTCAACCTGTTATTCCCCTGAGTACGGGATACATTGATTTAACAGGTGATGCCGCAGGAGGGACTGTTGGTTTGCTTGGCGCTTTCATGGGTTGTGAATATGTCGCCAGTACCACTGGAAAACCCACGTGGTCACAGTATTGGCCCGGTTCGGGGGCTGATAGCAATCATCCGATAAAGGCTTGGGTCGCGGATGATCCAAACCAAATATTTGTAGTTGCTACTGATGCTACGTGGACGAGCAAAGCAACGGCGAGAGCCGGGGTGTTTGCAAACGCAAACTTTGCCACAGCTACCAGCGGCAGTACTACTACTGGTATGTCATCTGGTACGATGGCTGTTTCCACAATCAATACCACCAATTCCTTGAATTTGAGGATATTGGGGTGGGTTGAGGATGCTTCCAACCAAGATTTCAGTGCTTCTGGTATTGGCGTTTTGGTGCGGGTGAATAACCACTTCAACAGTCCTAATGGGTCTGCTGCTGGTGGTACTGTATCCACTGTTGGCATATAGGAGGGTTTGAACAATGGCTATTAGTAGAGCACAACTCGTCAAAGAGCTGGAACCCGGCCTTAATGCCTTGTTTGGTTTGGAATATGACCAATACGGACGAGAGTACGAAGATATCTTCAATATGGAGAACTCTGACCGTGCTTTTGAAGAAGAGGTCATGCTGAGTGGCTTTGGTTCAGCGCCAACGAAGACTGAAGGAACCGCCATCACTTATGATGACGCTCAAGAAGTCTACACTGCTCGTTATACTATGGAGACTATCGCACTTGCGTTCTCCATCACCGAAGAGGCAATCGAAGATAATCTTTATGATCGATTGGCTGGTCGGTATACACGGGCTTTGGCAAGAAGCATGAGTCAGACCAAAGAGGTCAAAGGTGCAGCGGTTCTTAACAATGCATTTGACAGTACCTATACGGGTGGTGATGGGCTGGAACTCTGTTCCACTGCTCATACACTGGCTAACGGTAACACTTTCCGGAACGAGCTTACGACAGCCGCCGATTTGAATGAGACCAGTCTAGAACAGGCTCTTATTGATATCGCGGGATTTGTTGATGAGCGCGGTTTGAAAGTTGCTGTGAAAGGCATGAAACTGATAATTCCAAAGGAACTTCAGTTTACTACGGATCGTTTGCTTGAATCGACGCTTCGTCCTGGGACAGCGGATAACGACATCAATGCTATTCGGAACATGGGTATGGTTCCGGAGGGATATGCCGTTAACCACTATCTGACGGATACCGATGCTTGGTTCATCAAAACGGATGCCCCAAATGGAGTAAAAGGCTTTAATCGGACCCCGATTAGAACCTCCATGGAAGGTGACTTTGATACGGGTAATGTGAGGTATAAGGCTCGCGAACGCTATGCGTTTGGTTGGTCGGATCCTCGTGGTATCTTTGGCTCACCTGGAGCATAATGAAATACGGGGAGGGGTGAATTCCCCTCCCCCCTTTTCTGGGATAAACCAGCCCTAGCGACTGACCCAGCAGACGCTTACGAAGACTCTAGGGCAAACCCTCTCGTAAGGAGGTACTTGTTATGGCGAACACTCATTTTTCAGGCCCGGTTCTGTTTTCAGCAGCGCGGCCTACTCTTGCAAACCTTAGTATTGGTACGTGGCCCGATCAAACTCAGTTCATGGCTGATTTTACTGGTATTTTATTGGATGCCACCAACGACTGGACCGTTGTAAAAGATAGCGGTGCCTCTGTTGCTTTACAGGCAGATGCGGTAAACGGAGTTGTTGATCTCACTTCTACGGCAACTACTGATAATGACGGTAGTTCCATTCAAGGTAACGAAATTTGGGGGCTTCCTTCCACGGCTGCTCAAAAACTTTACTTTGAGGCTCGCTTCCAAATGTCGGATGCGGACCAGATGGATCTCTTCATTGGAGTTTGCGAAAACTTTGCTAGCAACCCTGAAAATTGTCTGACGGCATCAAATAGGATTGGTTTTCAGATCGACGATGGTGACGCAACTCCTCATATAATCACAGAATCAAGTGACAGTGAGACTGATACAACCTTGTCGGGGACTACCTACGATTTCTCTGATGCAACAGATGTGACTGTCAGCTTTGTCGCCACCAAGGGAACGACTACCGACAAGGTCCAGTTTTATATCAACCGGACTCTG